GACACCCTTGTCACCCCTAATGCTGTGCAGGTGCAGTTTATCACAGGCTTTGCTTCTCCGGCTGTTTTGCCGGGGGACTTAAAGCAGGCCATGTACATGATTATAGCTGACTGGATGGACAACCGCGAAGATAGGGGGCGCAGGTTCACAAGGGTTGCAGAGATAATATTAACGAAATATAAATACCGGTAAATCCGGGGGAGAATTGCCGGGGACACCGGATAAATTTATAAGACATGAGAAGATTAGGAGGATATGCAAAAGAAGTCACACCCAGTGATACGGCCACACTGGATCAGTGTGCAACTATTTACGTGGGTGGCGCGGGGAATATAGCTGTTACCACCGCCGATGGTGACGAGGTAACATTTGTGGGCGTGCTTAAAGGCACCATCCTTCCTGTGCTCATTTTGCAAGTGAAGGCTACAGGCACCACGGCGACAAATATGCTGGCAACATACTGATGGCAAAAAAGGCGCAGGTAGAGCTTGTGGGCATAAAGGATGTAGAGATGATCCTTAACAGATTGCCCGCCACGTTTCAGGCTAAAGTGATTACGGCGGCCTTAAAAGAAGCGACAAAGCCACTATTGGAGCGCGCAAAGGTAAACCTCGGATCGGCACCGTATGGGGCCAGCCTTGTAAGGATGATACGCCAGGTATCAAGAAAAGTATCCGGCATACCCGGTCAGGAGATAGGGGCTATGCCCACAAAGAGGGCGCGCAGGAGCGAACAGGTGTGGGAAGATATGGGAGCCTACTGGCTGGAGTTTGGGACTATGGAGTTTATGACCAAGCCCCGCGAACCCAAGACGCGCTCACTTACACAGGCGCAGAGAAGGGTAGGGCAGCCACCATCACGAAGGGGGCGTATACCTGCAAATGCATGGCTCAGAAGGGCATACGATACAACGGAGGAACAGATAGAACAGGGATTCAGGCGTATCCTGTGGAAGACATTGAATAAGAAACTTTTAAGCAAAGCCAAAAAGATAAAATGGTCGGGACTGCAATAAAAACAATACTGGAGGCGGCAAGCATAGAAGCAAACATCTACGGCCTTTACGTTCCGCGTAACAGGGGTTCGCAGTGGGTGATATTAACGTATATATCCAATGTACCAACAGGTACCAAAGCGGCGGTAAGCACCCTCGATAAGACACGCTGGCAGGTAGACTGCTATGCTAAGCAGGAGACGGTGATGGATGCACTGGGGGCGGCGGTACGTGCGGCCCTGGATAACTATACAGGAACGGTATCTAGCGTAAACATAAACCGCATAACCTTTGATGGTGAGAGCGACAGTTTTGAGAATATAGGAGACGAAGATGCCGTAGAGCATTATTACAGAAGGACACAAGATTATATACTAATGATACGACCATGATAGTAAAATTCTTACAAGATTACAAAGCGGAGGTTAAATCCTTCGTGAAAGGTGATATAAGCAACCTTCACTGGCAGCTTGCTAATGAGCTTTTAAAAGAGAAGGTTATCACCACCAAATTAAGCAGGAGAGAAATTAAAAAATTAGAACAAATAGGAAAGGAGACAAAAGATGGCAACAACAGGAGTGATTAATGGAACGGACATACTTTTATATGTAGGGGATGTGGCTATAAGCTACAGCAGGTCGTGCTCTATAGCTATTTCCGGGCCGGGGACGATGGAGATCAATCATAAGGATTCCGGTAACTGGATGACTAAGCTAAAGAAGAAAGGTATAACATGGACGGCAAGCGCTGACGGTATGTTTGCCCTTGACGGGGCGGGGATAAACATGAGGGAGCTGTATAATGTGTTAAACGGCCTAACAACTGTAACTATAAAGATGGGCACATCGGATGCTACGGACGCTTTCTTCAGCGGTTCGGCAGTATGTACAGGTTATAATGTAGATGCACCATTGGATGAAGGTGGCACGTTCAGCGCGGAGTTTGAGGGGTTAGGGAAACTTTCATTCTCATTAACGTAAGATATGAATAGCATAAAAATTGGTGGTAAGAACCGTCCGGTAAATATCGGATGGGATATGCTTAAAGCTTTTGGGAAAAGAACCGGTAGAGCGTTTGGGGAGGTATTTGAAGTTTCTAATCTTACATTTGAAGAGGTGGAAGCTCTTATTTATGAAGCCCTTGTGTGGGGTGCTAAAGAAAACGGCGAGAGCTTTGATGCTGATCCCGGCGAGGTAGCTAATTGGATAAGCAAAGAGATGCGTTCTGTTGTGGAATTTATAACATTTTTTGGTGATGAAATTCAGGCTCAACTAGGGGAAGACGAAAAAAACTGATAAGCCCCTCTGAGGGGCTAGACTATGATAACCTTCAGGTTTTGGGGCTTGGGCAGATGGGGATGACAAAGAATGAGTTTGGGTTTATTTCACCGAGAGCGTTTTATAATAAACTAAAAGGGTTCAATCAAGTGCGACAATCGGAGTTTGAGCTTGTAAGATTGCAGACGGTAGAGCTTTTAAACATACAGATAGAGAAGAAAAAGCAGATAAAACAGCCTCAGAGATTATGGAGGTTTCCGTGGGAGAAAAAGGCTAAGCCATCACAGAAAGAGGCTAAGGAATTTAAAGATAGGATAGAGCGTGGCAGTTAGTAAAACGATAGGAACACTACTTTTTAGGATAGAGTCAGACACTAAAGCTTTAAAGAAGGGTATGGCTCAGACTAAGAGTTCTATCAACAACCTTAAAAAGAGCTTTACCCAGCTTGCTGGTGCTGTTGGTATTGCCTTTGGTGCACAGGCTGTCATAGGGTTTACAAAAGAGATAATAAAACTTGCAGGCGAGATGGAGGGTGTCAGTGCTGCCTTTGCCAAACTTAACACTGGTGGGTTATTGGAAGACCTACAGAAAGCCACAAGAGGAACGGTAACAGACCTTGAGTTGATGCGTAAGGCTGTACAGGCGAGTAACTTCAAGATTCCTCTCAGTCAACTGGCTACCTATTTTGAGTTTGCCACAAAGAGAGCCATACAAACTGGCGAGTCTGTTGATTATCTTGTTCAGTCTATCATTACTGGTATAGGTCGCAAGTCTGTGCTGGTGATGGATAACCTTGGGATAAGTGCTGTTGAATTACAGGAGGAGGTCAGGAAGGTAGGTGATTTTGGAATTGCTTCGGGGAATATTATTAGCCGCGAGCTAAAAAATATGGGTGATGTTGCCAGCACCACAAAAACAGAAACGGCCCGACTTGCTACAACATGGAAGAATGTTAAAACTGAATTAGGTGAGGCAGCTATAGAAGCCTTTAGTTTAAATGAAAACCTTAGCGGCATAAACGATACTCTTTCAAGATTCAATGGTGATAATTTCACTAATGTTCTGGAAACGTGGAAAAACACATTCATCAAATTAAACCCGTTGTTTGCACAATTTTATTGGATGATAAAGGGTGTTGAAGCCATCAAAGCCATCAAACCAAAAAGGGGTGAGTTTGCCTCGGGATATACAGGTGGTAAAGCTACACTCGGGAAGGAACCGTTACCTCAGGTTCCAGGTGCGCCCGTTTTGACAGGGATAGGAAATATAGGCACACGCATGGCAGGTTCGGATAACTTACTACAAAAAATACAGTCTATCACAGCTTCACTATTTGATATGTCTGAAGCTATCGCAGCAGTAGAGCAGAGGGCTTCGGTGTTAGCAACACAGACGATACCCCAAATAATAGAGCCTATGGTTGATTTAGGCATTGTCGTTCAGCAGGCTTTTCAGGGTGCGGTAGATGCTTTCGGGAGCTTTATTGAGGCTCTTGCTTCAGGAAATATAGAGGGTGCGTTTGATAATATTCTTGTGGCTTTCGCCGGGTTTGTCATTCAGATGGGTAAGATGATAGCTGCTTATGGTATTGCCATGCTTGCTCTCAGAGGGGGTCTTATTAGTCCGGGGGCAGCTATTGCCGCTGGTCTTGCTCTTGTAGCTATAGGCTCCGCCATCTCTGGATTAGCTTCACGTGGACCCTCTATGTCAGGGGTGAGCGTTTCTGCTGCTGGTGGAGGTGGTGGATATTCTGCCGCACAGCCCGTCACTGTATTAAGAGGCAAAGACATTTATATCTCAGGACAGCGCGGCGGAGTGGCGATAAATAACAACACATGAGCTATGGAACAAAATATACGCTAGAGTTCCCCGATTACTACAACCGGGCGTGCCAGATATTGATCGAAGAGGAAAGCTATGCCGGGGCTTCTACAGACATCAAAGGTGCTGACATGCCTTTTGTACTATCACCAGAGACACCTTCGGACTTTATCCTTGATCCCATTAACGGCACTTCTGCTACACTCCGCCTGATGAGTGAGACGGACTTCCAGTTTCTCGACCTATACACTAACTCAAACAGAAAATATCGCATAACCTTTAACATAGATACCGTTCTACAGTGGAGGGGCTTTTTGCAGCCCGACCAGTACCAGGAAGATTATACACAGACACCCTATGCTACGGAGTTTGTGGCCGTAGACCAGCTAGGGTTTTTAAAGACGATAGCATGGGATCGTACAGTTGTAGAATCAGAGATGACCGTACTTGGGAGGATACTTGAAAAGACAGACTTAGAGCTAGACCTTTATGAGGGTGTTAATGTGTATGAAGATTCTCACAACTCCACTACCGCAGACTCTCCACTAGCCCAGACATATATCAATAGCGATGTGTTTTTAGGGCTGACTTATTACGACGCCCTCAAGGCTATACTTTTCAAGTACGCTGCTATTATAAAGCAAGACCGTGGCAAATGGGTTATCTATCGCCCCGAGGATGCTATTGCTGCTTACCAGCGGCGATTGTGGACATATTCTTCCGGGGTGTTTACTTACTCATCTACGGCTTCACACGACCCCGTTGTGGATACTACTTCTGCTACGGCTGCTGACCTTGTACGTATTACTCCCGGAATGATGTTCATTAACCCGGCATGGGGAAAATACACTCTCATACAAAACTACGGTAGAAGGGACAGCATATTTGATAACCCTGATTTCACACAATGGAACAGCCCTACAGATCCCAAAGACTGGTTAAAGATTGGAACTACCGTTGAGCGGTACGGTGACAAGATGCGTCTTTCACGGGTGACGGCTTTTGATTCCAATAGACACGTATCACAATATAAAAATACTATTAACGCACCACTGGAAAGTTTTCATGTGAAGTTTAGTTACGATGTTTTCTGTCCTTCAGGTAGTGACTGTACTTTTTACCTGGCATTTAAAGCTCACACAACAACGGGTTATGATTATTGGTATAATTTTGACACCGGAGGGCTAAGTGCATCTTTTAAAGCGTATGAGAAGCTACATGATGCTTCTGCAGGGACGGTGCGCGAGACAAATACCGTAGATGTCATTGCTTTTACTGCCGGGATATTTGCGGGTACTATCACGGCATATATTTACTGTTTTAAGTCAGCCAGTGCCACCGCTTACGTGGATGTTGATGAGGTAAATATTTCTATCCTTTTAGCAGAGAGTGCCGGCCTCACCGAACCTATTGAGAATAATGAGCAGGAAATAATCATTAATCCTGATAATAATTTCGATGGAGGGGAGCAGGAGATGTTGATTTCTGATATTCCTGATAGGGACAGTCATATAGTACCAACCACTATTGCCAACGGTAAACTTATTTATTACGGTGGTATGTGGCTTGACTCAGCACAGCTTAACCCTACCGGCAAATGGACAGGCTCGGGGATTACGGGGAGGCTTGCCACGCTTTTACAGAACAGCATTTCTAAATTTGTGGAGTCCCCACAGCAGATTATCTCAGTACCCATAGTTTCTAAGCTACTTTTTCCCAGTTCGGTAATTAAGGAGGTAAACAACGCAAACCGCCTTTTTATGATACGCAGGGCTTCATGGGATGTGCTTAACGGTATATGGGATG